GATAATGGTTCATGCTACCGGGCTAATGAAACACGGCAGTTTGCCCGGATGTTGGGGCTTGAACCGAAGAACACGGCGGTGCGGAGTCCGGAGAGTAACGGCATAGCAGAGAGCTTCGTGAAAACGATAAAGCGTGACTACATCAGTATCATGCCTAAACCAGACGGGTTAACGGCAGCAAAGAACCTTGCAGAGGCGTTCGAGCATTATAACGAATGGCATCCGCATAGTGCACTGGGTTATCGCTCGCCACGGGAATATCTGCGGCAGCAGGCCAGTAATGGGTTAAGTGATAACAGGTGTCTGGAAATATAGGGGCAAATCCATTTAGAGCTATATTCTAGAGTATATGAGATACTATAAAGTTGAAGGAGCTATCATTAGAAAAACCATATGCTGCTATAATTAGATGTCTCGCTTTTCATCCAATAACGAATTTTCTCTTATAGATTGCTCTCTGGTTTTTTCGGCCACTCTGTATTTTTTATATCAACACGCATCAATAGTGCGCGATATTTTTTCCATGCCAGTAACAGTTTCGTTTCATCATCTGTTGCCATATCTAAATCAACCGCATCCTGAAGCGGTGCTATTACATTCGTTGCCTCTGCTATCAGTGCAGATTTCTTTTCATTATTTATTAAGGCTAATTGTTCTGGTGTTGGAGAAGGACGGTCAACAATGACAGGGTGACCATTCTCACCACAGGTAATCATTTTTGTTACACTCTGCGAATTAATCAGTGTTTTCCACTCTGATTCCGAGATTTCCACTGCATCATCAGGAATATTGGTGCCGTGAAATTCAGTCGAATAAAATCCGTTTGTCGATGCAGAATAAAAATATGACATTTCGTTAATATCCCATTGCAATGTAATACGCATCAGCAGATGAACCATATCCTGAACCGGGCGACACTGTAATATCAAATCCAGTGTTATGGACATTTGTCGCCGATACAGTCGGCTGCCCTGACGCGCCAGTAACGTTCAATGTAACTGTGACAGCAAGGACTCTTGAGAATGTCATCGGGAACCTCATCCCGTATGTTGAAGATACATTAGGGGAGCCATTCAACTGACCGCACTGTAAAATTAATCCAGACGGAAATTTTTGCGCAGCAGCCGTTGCGGTATTACTTGACGCGAACAGGCTCATATCAGGTATCTGATTCGCCCCTGTACCTACATTCCTTTTAGCCGCTTCTCCCAAACCAAGGTTTTCGAGAGCCGTTTGCACAGTGCCATCCGATTTGATATCGCCAAACGGATTCTTGCGGCTTAACAACAGCGCACGAAGCGCGGTAAGCAGCTGGTCATGCCGCCCCTTCTCCAGGCTGGCACCGGATGCCTCCACCACGCTGCAAAGCTCCTCCTGCAACATGTCAAAGTAGTCATCATCCAGATCGGTGGCAGGTGTGCCGGTCTGGGGGTTACCACGGGTAAAACCGTTCTTACCCGCGCCGAACTTATCCTTCTGCGCGGTTTTGGTGTCTATACGATGCATGGATTACTCCGGATACCCCCTAGTGAATCTCCTGCACCATCAAGATGAAGGAGATAGATATTACTTGAGTTACCTTTTTCACCTTTCCGGGTGACTTTTTTTACCAGCCCGGAATCACAAAGGGCCGCAATATGATTCATCACAGAACGTTTGCTAATCTCGCACTGGTCAGCAATATGCTGGTAGCTGGGCCAGCACTCACCCTGATCGCTGGCATTATCAGCCAGCTTGATCAGAACCAGTTTTCGCAATGGATTACCCACTCGAATTTTCATCGCTTTAACCATCAGCTCCATACTCATGCTGCACCTCCGAGATGCTTCATGTTTTTTCCGGAGCGAAAGGCTATAAGCGGCATACTGACGCGGTAATTACGGCCCAGCGGTTCACAAATCACCTTCTGACATTCACGGTCAACCAGGCTGACACGTAGAACATGCCCTGCTGGCGTGGTGTACCACTGCCCAACTGTGGGTGTTGATATTTTTTTACGCTGAAATAAACGGTAAATGTTGAGGAGCAACGGATTAAGCATGACGATGCCCTCCGCTGATATTCAGGAGACGGTGAATATGAAAATTAGCCTTATCCGCCAGACGAATACGTTCAGCTTGCAAGTTAAGAAGGGTTTCTACCAGAACCTGATGTGCCTGCGGATCCGAAAGAGTTACCTTGCGCAGAGCACGTAGTGCAGCTGTTACATAACTGAGTTTATGTAAGTCTTCATCATTCAGACGAGTGAGGGCTGGGACAGTAGCCATGATGGCAGCCTCCTTGATCGGTGAAATACTTCCACCACCGGAAACGCCAATTTCGCTGGTGGTGAACTGAACGGGGTTGGCGTAACCGGTGATCAAGGAAACCGGCGCATCTTTCGATGCCCCCGCCCAGCCCACCATAACTTTGATGTGAGCAAATGCGGACGATAAAAAAGACGCTGGCGCGTCATATATCGCCTTGATCAATTCCAGGACGCCAATCCCGGCACCCGCTTTATAAGGTGCCTGAACAGTGTAACGTCCCGGAATGGCAGAATCAATGTGCTGGTGGTCCTTCACACTCAACAAAATCACGCCTGAATTTCCACAAAGGGCTAAAGCACTCATGCGGGTAGTCTTTGCGAAGATAGATAACGCGCTGTGTTTCTGGCTCCCAACGAATAACATGAACATAAAGTCCTCTTCCGTCACGAAACCAGCGGTTAAGTTCCTGCACAACTCGCCCCCCACAGTCAGGTAAAGTTCTCTGTGGTTACTTACAGCCAGGAGATTTGGTAATCTGCATTCATGCCGTAACAACAGGTGTTCAGCGACGCTGACCACCAGCTGTTGCGACAAACGGTTATTTGCCGTTAAACTGTTCATGCGTTAGTTTCTCCACAACCAGAAGCAATCGACGCCACGACGCCCGGAGCTGCACACTCGCGGGCGTCATTACTTTCTGAAATGCAAAAGATTTTGTAGACCAGTGCTGCATGCTCCTGCAGCTTCGAAATTGAGAGATACAGCTCGTCGTTAATTGCTGTCTTCTCATGCGGTTCCACTACACCGTCTTCGATTGCTGAACGAATCTGTTTTGAATAACTGCCGATCTGTTCAATGACTTCCAGCAGACGCTGGTTAATATCGGCGTTGTCCACATCCTCGACGTCAGGAAGAGACACAAAGACGCCATTTGCAGACTGCGCCACAGCGTCAGCAATGAAGTGAGTTCCACCAGCACGTTGCAAAATCATTGCCCATCCCAGCGGGAAAATCTGATCGCCATCGGCACGAAGGCGGTTAAATAATGCGTTCTCTGTTACATCCAGCCAGTCAGCTGCTTCAGCGTAACCACCCGGCAACTTTGCGATAGTTTTTCTGACAGCTTTCACGTACCACTCAGGCTGTTTTTCTACTTTCCAGTGATGCTTACCCACGGTTAGCCTCATCGTTCTGTGGTTAAAAATTGAAAGTGTTCTGCTAATCTTTCGGATAGATATCCGGTCTTAAGTCAGATTTCGTAATTGCACCTGACGTGCATTGCTCAAGTTTTTTAGCCAGCACAAAACTGGCTTTTTTATAGCCATTGAAAACCAGCCGTAAGTAGCCAGGTGTTGAGCCAACTTTTCCGGCCAACTCGCCCTGCTGTTCTTTGGTTAAAGAGTCCCAATACGCTTTCATACAATATGTACCTCCGGTGTACATATTACATGATTGAAATGAACCTTCAAGATACTTGTACCTTAACGGTACAAGAGTTTTAATTTCGTTATGAAAACAATCCATGACATCCGGCGGTCTAACGCCAGAAAACTGAGAGATGGTGTTGGCGGGAATTCTTCCTTTGCCACTATGATTGATCGCGAGCCAACCCAGACCAGCAGGTTTATGGGAGATGGTGCTACTAAAAATATCGGTGACAGCATGGCACGACACATCGAAAAATGTTTCGACCTGCCTGTCGGATGGCTCGATCAAGAACACCAGACAACGAACATCACAAAAAAACCTGATGTTTCAATCACTAATAAACAAATCACATTAGTCCCTGTCATATCATGGGTACAGGCCGGAGCATGGAAAGAAGTTGGATATTCTGAGGTTGATTTGAGCACAGCAGAAACGTATCCCTGCCCTGTACCCTGTGGGGAAATGACTTATATCTTGCGGGTGATAGGTGATTCAATGATTGATGAGTACCGCCCGGGAGACATGATTTTTGTCGATCCTGAAGTACCTGCCTGCCACGGTGACGACGTTATTGCATTGATGCACGATACAGGTGAAACCACCTTCAAAAGGTTGATAGAAGATGGGACACAGCGTTATCTCAAAGCGTTAAACCCAAACTGGCCTGAGCCTTACATTAAGATCAACGGTAATTGCTCTATAATTGGTACAGTGATTTTCTCAGGAAAACCAAGAAGATACAAAATCAAAGCCTAATCAATGTTTATGAACCTGCTTCGGCAGGTTTTTTTATACTTGACAATGTACCTTTGAGATACATAATGTACCCAAGCGAAACAACGAACAGGCAGGACGCCCACGAAGTAGCCGCCTGGGGCATATGAAGTCCAGGATGATTCGTTAGCAACAAAAAAGCGCCTACAGGACGCTTAGCTCTTTAACAATCTGGTCCCCATCAACAAGTAACTGATAACTTGAGGAGATGTGAAATGCACAAAACAGAACCCAAAATCGTCGCGCCTGGCTACACAGATGAGGAAATTTATGAGTGGATGACAAAGAAGCTGGCAGCTATAAACCAGCTTCGTGAAGTGCTGTCTTATCGACAGGAAACAATAGACTCCTTAAAAAAACTGGATCAGGAAATCACGGTTTTATCACAGGATGTTACTTTAGATATTGTGCAGACAAATTAGGATCCCATTCATTTTCGTCAAAATCATCAAAGTGATGAATTTGTGATCTCCAGTCTCGATAATCTAAAAATTTCTGGGCGGTTACGCTTATTTTATCAAGTGTGAGTTCATCCTGAATTGAAAGAAGAAGTTCATCAAATTTCATCTCATTAATCTGTTTTGGCATCCAGTGATGCTTCATCAGAATAAGGTGAACCAGAGCCTTTTTCCCATTCAACTGATTATAGGGAGTGCCGAATTTCTTCCGGTGCTCATGTAAGACAAGGTCCAAAAGAGTAAGTAATGTTGCCCTTGATTCAACTTTGCTTATTTCGACTGATGACACTACCCCACTGATTTCAATGCCCCGATACTTTCCAACATTTTCACAGTGGGATTTGTACAGCGTATAGATATTACCGGACATTTCTTTTCCTTTTGCGTTGTTGGGGATAACCAGATTAACCGAATCCTTGTTGTTGGGGAATAACTAGGTCCACCTCGCCTGATGTGGCTAAAAGCAGGCACATAACAGCTAAGTATTTTCAACCAGAGAGAATCCTTAGCGTTGTGGTGAATGCGGCTCAGCGCACGCGGGTTAAGGTTGAGGCTGACAGTCGACCTTCTGTGGATACCCACCCGCCTGGTGTGCAACCTTCGCCAGGCACCGGGAGGCACCCGGCACCACAACTTTATGCTGTGTGTAGTCTTGGCGGTACCAGCTTGTACCCTTGCTTCCGGCTGGTACCGTCCTTTTTACAAAACAGAGAAGAGCATCACCGGACGACGGGCTCATAACCCAATCCATCCGGGCGGCAGTCACCGCAGGTGTTCTTCTCTGTTTTGTGGAGAAACTAACCGACCTTGCAGGGTCGATATGATGAGGAGCAGCAAAATGGCTAGCGAACGCAGTACTGATGTGCAGGCATTTATCGGGGAGCTGGACGGCGGCGTATTTGAAACCAAAATCGGCGCAGTTCTCAGTGAAGTCGCTTCCGGTGTGATGAACACGAAAACCAAAGGTAAGGTCTCGCTCAACCTAGAAATCGAACCGTTTGATGAGAACCGAGTGAAAATCAAACACAAACTCTCATATGTTCGCCCGACTAACCGCGGGAAAATTTCCGAAGAAGACACCACCGAAACGCCGATGTATGTCAATCGCGGTGGTCGCCTGACTATTCTGCAGGAAGACCAGGGACAGTTGCTGACTCTTGCCGGTGAACCTGACGGAAAACTCCGCGCAGCAGGTCGTTAATATCGTTTTTAATTAACTGATTATTTATCTCATCACTGAATATCTTTATATAGTGAGGACTTATTATGTCTCAGAACTTAGACGCAACCGCAATTAATCAAATCCATGCCCTTATTTCTGCTCAGGGTGTTAATGAAATTATCAGTAAGATTGGTGCCGATGCTGTGGCATTGCCTGAGAATTTCCGCATTCATGATCTGGAAAAATTTAATTTAAATCGCTTCCGTTTCCGTGGTGCGCTTTCCACTGCCAGCATCGATGATTTTACCCGTTATTCTAAAGATCTTGCAGATGAAGGCACCCGCTGCTTTATCGATGCTGATAATATGCGTGCCGTCAGTGTGCTTAACCTAGGTACTATTGATGAACCAGGTCACGCAGATAACACCGCCACACTCAAACTGAAAAAGACAGCACCGTTCTCTGCTCTGTTGTCTGTTAACGGCGAGCGTAACTCCCAGAAGTCACTAGCAGAATGGATTGAAGACTGGGCCGACTATCTTGTGGGCTTTGATGCTAATGGTGACGCTATTCAGGCAACAAAAGCGGCTGCGGCTGTCCGTAAAATCACGATTGAAGCAAACCAGACCGCTGATTTTGAAGATAATGACTTCAGCGGCAAACGCTCCCTGATGGAGTCTGTCGAAGCGAAGACCAAAGACATTATGCCAGTGGCATTTGAATTTAAATGCGTTCCGTTTGAAGGTCTGAAAGAACGTCCGTTTAAATTACGCCTCAGTATTATCACTGGCGATCGTCCTGTACTGGTTCTGCGCATTATTCAGCTGGAGGCGGTGCAGGAAGAAATGGCTAACGAATTTCGTGATCTGCTTGTTGAGAAATTCAAGGACAGCAAAGTAGAAACCTTTATTGGTACTTTCACCGCCTGATTTCATTACTGCAAATGCCCCTGCGGGGGCATTTATGGAAACGTAATTTACTCAATAATCGCCGGATGGTGAGGGATTCTTTTTACCAGAATTCAGCGCGGTGCAGCGCATATACGTGGAGAACAAAATGTCATTTATTAAAACTTTTTCCGGGAAGCATTTTTATTATGACAGGATAAATAAAGACGACATCGATATTAACGATATCGCGGTTTCCCTTTCAAATATCTGTCGCTTTGCCGGTCATCTTTCGCACTTCTACAGCGTCGCCCAACATGCGGTTCTTTGCAGCCAGCTGGTGCCGCAGGAATTTGCTTTTGAAGCGTTAATGCATGATGCAACAGAAGCGTATTGCCAGGACATTCCCGCACCACTGAAACGCCTTCTTCCTGACTATAAACAAATGGAAGAAAAAATAGACGCCGTAATCCGTGAGAAATACGGGTTACCCCCAGTTATGAGTACGCCCGTGAAATATGCCGATCTCATCATGCTGGCAACCGAACGCCGCGATCTCGGGCTTGATGATGGCTCTTTCTGGCCTGTACTGGAAGGTATCCCGGCAACAGAGATGTTCAACGTGATTCCACTGGCACCGGGCCATGCCTACGGGATGTTTATGGAACGCTTTAACGAGTTATCGGAGTTACGCAAATGCGCATGAATGTTTTCGAAATGGAAGGGTTTCTTCGTGGGAGATGTGTACCGCGAGATCTGAAAGTAAATGAAACAGATGCTGAATACCTGGTGCGTAAATTCGATGCGCTTGAAGCTAAATGTGCAGCACAGGAAAACAAAGTAATACCAGTGTCAACTGAACTGCCACCAGCAAATGAAAGTGTTTTGTTATTCGATGCTAACGGAGAAGGCTGGCTAATTGGCTGGCGTTCTCTCTGGTACACCTGGGGACAAAAAGAAACCGGAGAATGGCAGTGGACATTTCAGGTCGGGGACCTTGAAAACGTCAATATCACTCACTGGGCAGTAATGCCAAAAGCACCGGAGGCTGGAGCATAATGACCACTTTTACCGACAAAGAACTGATTAAAGAAATTAAAGAGCGTATCAGCAGCCTTGACGTGCGAGACGATATTGAGCGCCGTGCTTATGAAATCGCACTCCTATATCTGGAAGTAGAACCAGATGAACGCGAAGCTTATGAATTATTCATGGAAAAGCGTTTCGGTGACTTAGTAGATCGTCGGAGAGCAAAAAACGGCAATAACGAATACATGGCATGGGATATGACTCTCGGTTGGATCGTCTGGCAGCAACGAGCTGGTATCCATTTTTCAACAATGTCACAGCAAGAGGTGAAATAATGGAGCCATACAGCCTCACACTCGATGAGGCCTGTCATTTTCTCAAGATATCCAGACCGACTGCCATTAACTGGATACGCACAGGGCGTCTTCAGGCAACACGCAAAGATCCCACTAAGAATAAATCTCCTTACCTCACAACACGACAAGCCTGCATTGCGGCTCTTCAGTCTCCGCTGCATACTGTCCAGGTGAGCGCGGGTGATGGCATAACAGAGGAAAGAAAATGTCACTCTTCCGCAGAGGTGAAATATGGTACGCCAGTTTCACATTGCCGAACGGTAAAAGATTTAAACAGTCTCTTGGAACAAAGGACAAAAGGCAGGCGACAGAACTCCATGACAAGCTAAAGGCTGAAGCATGGCGGGTCAGCAAACTTGGTGAAATACCTGATATAACGTTCGAGGAAGCGTGTGTCAGGTGGCTTGAAGAGAAAGCACATAAAAAATCACTGGACGATGACAAAAGCCGGATCGGATTCTGGCTTCAACATTTCGCAGGAATGCAACTAAGAGACATTACTGAATCAAAAATTTATTCAGCAATGCAGAAAATGACGAACCGGCGTCATGAGGAAAACTGGAAACTCAGGGCAGAAGCATGCAGAAAAAAAGGGAAACCTGTTCCAGAATACACGCCAAAACCAGCGTCCGTTGCAACGAAGGCTACGCATCTTTCATTTATAAAGGCCCTACTAAGAGCCGCAGAGCGTGAATGGAAAATGCTGGATAAGGCACCAATTATTAAAGTGCCTCAACCAAAGAATAAACGGATCCGCTGGCTGGAGCCCCATGAAGCACAAAGGCTGATTGATGAATGTCCGGAGCCATTAAAGTCTGTTGTTGAATTTGCACTGGCAACAGGCTTAAGACGCTCGAACATCATCAACCTTGAATGGCAACAAATAGATATGCAGCGCCGGGTGGCATGGATAAACCCGGAAGAGAGTAAATCAAACCGCGCAATTGGCGTTGCGCTGAATGATACTGCATGTCGCGTATTGAAAAAACAAATCGGGAATCATCACCGTTGGGTATTTGTGTACAAGGAAAGCTGTACCAAACCAGACGGAACGAAAGCGCCAACAGTAAGGAAGATGCGGTATGACGCAAACACAGCCTGGAAAGCGGCGCTGAGACGGGCTGGTATTGATGATTTCAGATTTCACGACTTGAGACACACCTGGGCAAGTTGGCTGGTTCAAGCCGGAGTCCCGTTGTCAGTGTTACAGGAAATGGGAGGCTGGGAGTCTATCGAAATGGTTCGTCGATATGCTCACCTTGCACCTAATCACCTTACCGAACACGCACGGCAAATAGACTCGATCCTGAACCCATCGGTCCCAAATTTGTCCCAGTCAAAAAATAAGGAAGGTACTAATGATGTGTAACTTATTGATTTTAATGGTGCCGATAATAGGAGTCGAACCTACGACCTTCGCATTACGAATGCGCTGCTCTACCAACTGAGCTATATCGGCCCTGAAAGGACATGTTCACGAACGTGAATCACGGTGGACAAGGTTAAAACTAACCGGGCGATGCGTCAATGGCCTTGTGAATCAAATGGCTACTTTTGCATCACCCGGTTTTATTTACGCACGAATGGTGTAATCACCAATGCCGATCCACTTGTAAGTGGTCAGTGCTTCCAGCCCCATTGGGCCACGCGCGTGGAGTTTTTGTGTGCTTACCGCCACTTCCGCACCCAGACCAAACTGGCCGCCGTCGGTAAAACGCGTAGAGGCGTTAACGTAAACAGCGGACGAATCCACTTCGTTAACAAAACGCTGGGCGTTGCGCATATCGCGGGTCAGGATCGCATCGGAGTGTTGTGTGCCGTGTTCACGAATATGGGCGATGGCATCGTCAAGATCGCTGACGATTTTGACGTTCAAATCTAATGACAGAAACTCATCGTCATACTCTTCGGCTTTAACAGCAACCACCTTCGCAGGGCCTGCCTGCAACTGCGCCAGTGCAGCTGCATCTGCGTGTAATGTCACGCCGCTTTCCGCCATTTGTTTGCTTAATGCGGGCAGGAAGCTATCGGCGATGTTTTTATTCACCAGCAACGTTTCAACCGTATTACATGTGCTCGGACGCTGAGTTTTCGCGTTGACGATCACTTTTAATGCTTCAGCGATCTCTACACTTTCATCAACGTAAATATGGCATACGCCTATACCACCTGTGATCACCGGGATTGTCGACTGTTCACGGCACAGTTTATGCAAACCAGCGCCACCACGCGGGATCAGCATGTCGATGTATTTATCCATACGCAGCATTTCACTGACCAGCGCACGGTCAGGATTATCAATCGCCTGCACGGCACCCGCCGGTAAGCCGCAGGATTTCAGGGCGTCCTGAATCACCGCCACCGTTGCAGCGTTAGTGCGACACGTTTCTTTGCCACCGCGCAGGATCACCGCATTACCGGTTTTCAGGCACAGCGAAGCGACATCAACCGTCACGTTCGGGCGCGCTTCATAAATCACGCCAATAACCCCCAGCGGTACGCGACGACGCTCAAGACGCAGGCCGCTGTCCAGTACGCTGCCATCGATTACCTGCCCCACCGGATCGGCGAGGTTACACACCTGGCGCACATCATCGGCAATGCCTTTCAGCCGTGCGGGCGTCAGTGCCAGACGGTCAAGCATCGCTTCGCCAAGGCCATTGGCACGCGCGTCAGCAACATCCTGGGCGTTAGCGTTGAGGATGATTTCGCTTTGTGCTTCCAGTTCATCGGCGATTTTTTCCAGCACGCGATTTTTTTCGCGGCTGGAGAGTTGCGCTAATTTATACGAGGCTTGCTTCGCGGCAATGCCCATTTGTTCCAGCATCAGCCTGCTCCTTAACGGGTAATCATGTCATCACGGTGAACGGCAACCGGGCCGTATTCATATCCCAGTATTGCATCAATTTCTTGCGAGTGGTGCCCGGCAATACGGCGTAATGCATCGCTGTTGTAACGACTGACGCCGTGGGCGATATCGCGACCTTCGAGGTTGCAAATGCGGATGACTTCACCACGCGAGAAATTGCCAGTCACGCTTTTAATGCCTTTCGGCAACAGGGAGCTGCCGCGTTCAAGAATGGCGGCAGTTGCCCCTTCATCTACCGTGATTTCACCCGCCGGCGGCGCACCGAAAATCCAGCGTTTACGGTTTTCAAGCGGAGTCGCCTGGGCATGGAACAGCGTACCGACGGAAATGCCTTCCATCACATCACCAATAACGCCCGGCTTGCTGCCCGCGGCAATAATGGTGTCGATACCCGCACGGCAAGCCACGTCAGCGGCCTGCAATTTGGTACTCATGCCGCCAGTTCCGAGGCCTGAAACGCTGTCACCGGCAATCGCGCGCAGTGCGTCATCAATGCCGTAAACATCTTTAATCAGTTCTGCCTGCGGATTGCTGCGCGGGTCAGCGGTATACAAACCTTTTTGATCGGTCAGCAGCAACAGTTTATCGGCACCCGCCAGAATCGCCGCCAGCGCAGAAAGGTTATCGTTATCGCCGACTTTAATCTCTGCCGTAGCGACAGCATCGTTCTCATTGATTACCGGAACGATATTGTTATCGAGCAACGCACGCAGGGTGTCGCGGGCGTTCAGGAAGCGTTCACGGTCTTCCATATCAGCACGGGTCAGCAGCATTTGCCCGACGTGAATGCCATAAATCGAAAACAGCTGTTCCCACAGTTGAATCAGTCGACTCTGCCCTACCGCTGCCAGCAGTTGTTTCGAGGCGATAGTCGCTGGCAGTTCCGGGTAACCCAGGTGCTCACGTCCGGCGGCGATCGCGCCCGACGTCACAATAACAATCCGATGCCCGGCGGCATGTAACTGCGCGCACTGGCGAACAAGTTCAACGATATGGGCACGGTTCAGACGGCGCGATCCGCCTGTTAGCACACTGGTGCCGAGTTTTACCACCAGCGTCTGGCTGTCACTCATGATTCTCTGCCATTCAATTTTAGGAAAAATGATATCAAACGAACGTTTTAGCAGGACTGTCGTCGGTTGCCAACCATCTGCGAGCAAAGCATGGCGTTTTGTTGCGCGGGATCAGCAAGCCTAGCGGCAGTTGTTTACGCTTTTATTACAGATTTAATAAATTACCACATTTTAAGAATATTATTAATCTGTAATATATCTTTAACAATCTCAGGTTAAAAACTTTCCTGTTTTCAACGGGGCTCTCCCGCTGAATATTCGCGCGTTAATTAAAATCAGGAATGAAAATGAAAAAGAGCACTCTGGCATTAGTGGTGATGGGCATTGTGGCATCTGCATCTGGGTGATGCTGCCAACTTACTGATTTAGTGTATGATGGTGTTTTTGAGGTGCTCCAGTGGCTTCTGTTTCTATCAGCTGTCCCTCCTGTTCAGCTACTGACGGGGTGGTGCGTAACGGCAAAAGCACCGCCGGACATCAGCGCTATCTCTGCTCTCACTGCCGTAAAACATGGCAACTGCAGTTCACTTACACCGCTTCTCAACCCGGTACGCACCAGAAAATCATTGATATGGCCATGAATGGCGTTGGATGCCGGGCAACCGCACGCATTATGGGCGTTAGCCTCAACACGATTTTACGCCACTTAAAAAACTCAGGCCGCAGTCGGTAACCTCGCGCATACAGCCGGGCAGTGACGTCATCGTCTGCGCGGAAATGGACGAACAGTGGGGATACGTCGGGGCTAAATCGCGCCAGCGCTGGCTGTTTTACGCGTATGACAGGCTCCGGAAGACGGTTGTTGCGCACGTATTCGGTGAACGCACTATGGCGACGCTGGGGCGTCTTATGAGCCTGCTGTCACCCTTTGACGTGGTGATATGGATGACGGATGGCTGGCCGCTGTATGAATCCCGCCTGAAGGGAAAGCTGCACG